GCGGCTTCCCAGGCGGCGTCCCTGGCGGCGGCCCTGGCGGCTTCCCAGGCGGCGTCCCTGGCGGCGGCCCTGGCGGTGTCCCAGCCGGCGGCCCAGGCGGCGGCCCAGGCGGCGGCCCTGGCGGCGGCCCTGGCGGTGTCCCAGCCGGCGGCCCAGGCGGCGGCCCAGGCGGCGGCCCTGGCGGCGTCCCAGGCGGCGTCCCTGGCGGCGGCCATGGCGGCTTCCCAGGCGGCGTCCCTGGCGGCGGCCCAGGCGGCGGCCGCCTTTGTTCTGGCCACATCGAGAAATGGCTGCGCCGAGCTCAATGCTGCCAGCCCTCGAATCTCTGGCAGCCCGCTGAGGATCGACGCCGCATCCTTGATGCCAGCGAGATCCAGCCATGCAGGCGTATGAACTCGGATCATCCAGTCGGCGCAGAGCCAGCCGCGCAACTCATCATGACCGTCACCGGCGGTGCCTACCATCCGCGCCAAGTAGGGCTTTAGGCGTTGCCGCCCGGCATCATCAAGGTCGTCGTTCCAGCGGCGCACGAAAGCTCCAAGAATTGGGCTGACGCAGGTCGGATGATCCGAATGTCGCTCCCCTGCCATCCAAGCGACAACCTCCATCGCGCAGAGACCATTTGAGCGATCGGAATGATCGCCCCTCATGAGAACAAGATCGGCGAGAGCCGAGGCTTCCAGTCTTTCAATTACAGTCATTGTGCCCTCCATGCTCCTCGCACGGCTCGGGCGGCTTCACTTCCTCACAATCTGGCAGGTCGCACAGGGCAGCATGCCCCCCGAGCGGATTCTCGAGCACGCGATCGCATGCCAGGGCTTCCCGCTGCTCCGGCGTGTTACAGGTGCGGGCGTGGCCGCTGTGGTGGTCGTTGCAGGCGGTGCAAAGGAACAACACCAGCAGACACCAGACGCAGAGCAGGACGAACGGGGCGGACAGGATGCTCAGAGCTCTCTTCACTTCTCCTCCTCTTCTTCTCCGTCTTTGTCCTCGAACCCAGGTAGCTCACGCTGAATTACCTGGATATCAACCGTGTGTCCGAGAATCTTCTCGAGCCCACCATCACCGATGACCGTGATCATGGTCTTGATTCGCGGTCGCTCCCCGGCAGTGTCCACCTTGTGAGCAACCGTCTTGCAGGCGACGGCGACTGTGTGTTTTCCGGTCTGGCTGTTGAAGGCGAGTCCCTTCCCGGAGAGGGCACCGAGACGACCAGGCGCGTCGAGACTGCTGGCTTTCATCGTGGAAACGATTCCGCCTTCCTTGTCCAGCTTCAAGGTGACGGATTCGATCATGGCGGTCAGTGGGGTCAGGGGCTTGGTCAAGTGGCGATCCTTTCGATGGTGAGCCGGAAGGCTCCGTGAGGGTCCGTCTTGGAGTACTGTTCCTTCAATTCCTCTGGAATCTCGTACCTGGTGCGACTCTGCCATTGTCCCCTAGCTTGAAAATTGCCAACGAGTGCCATGTCAACGCCGCGGAGAGATGTCTTCAGGAGCTTGTCGGCCCTCTCGTACTGCTCCCAGGCTTCCCGCGTCTTCTCCCTGAGCTCAGCAGCGGCGATGAGCGTCTCATCCGTGATGACCTTGAGACCGGGTCCGTAGTCCAGCGGCGGATCGCAGGACTTCTTGAAGTGCGGGCAGCGCCGACATTCTGCTTTGTCCTGAGTGAACTCAGGTAACGGTGCGTCCACAACCTGCACGTCCACGGCTCGCCTGACCTGACCTAGAACTCGTTCCACTCTCGATAGGTGGTCCTCGAGTCGCATCGGAATGAACACAGGGAGACCTGGTTGGTCTAGGACAAAGAAGGCCCACGGCTGGTTTTCGGCGAAGCAGTAGGAAAGAAGTTGATCGGGCATGTGCCGAGTCCACGGAGAGCGGTCGAAGTCCTCCACAGTCTCAAGGCCCCGGACCGATTCCCCGGCCTTCACCTCAACGAAGGGCCTCTCGCCGTTCTGGAATTGGAGACGGCAATCCACCTTGCCTACCAGGATCACGGTTCCATCGCGGTCCTTGATCTCGAACCGCCTCTGTCCTTCGACGACCTTGAAGGGAGGCGAGCTACGCGGCCCTATCTGATGTAGCCATGCGACAATGGCCTGCTCCCGTTCCTCCCCACGCTTCATTCTTGCGAGCGCCTCGTCGGAGAACTCGCCATCATCTTCCGGGTGGGTCAGATCAAGCGCCATCGCCCGGGTGCAGGATCGGATCCTGGAGGCGTAGACATAGGTACGTTTCCCACCCCCAGAGAAACTTCCAGCCCGGAGGCCAGATATCCAAGCATCCTTAAGAGCCGTTACGAGCGCCTCGCTCATCCTCGACTTCCAGGCTCGGTGTTGTCGCCGAATACAGGATGCGCCCGAAGGGCCTTCCATGCGTTCTCGAACTGCCATCCGAACTTCATCGCGGCCACCGAGTCGAACCCACCAAAGTCCTTTCCTGCGGTGATTTCCTTCAGCAGCTTCAAGGCGTCCATCTTCTCTCCACCGACCCGCTTCAATACTTCGTTGAAGAGCTTGGTCTGTTCGGCCTTGATGTCAGCCGAGATGGTTGCCCCACCCCTTGACCCCTTCCCGTACTCGATCTTCTGGACGCCCTTGATGCCGTTCGACTCGAGATCGGCCACCGTGAGACCTCTCATCCCCGTGACCATCGAAGCACCGCGAGTCTGCCAGTTCGTCACGGCCGACTTGCGGACTTCCATCGGGTCAGGAGGAATGCGGTGAGCCTCTCTCCAGGCGTCTCGCTCGCTCTTCGGCAGGTCCTTGAAGTTGGCCGGCTTGGGTTCATCGAACTCATCGAAGAACGGGTCACGACTGGACCGACCGCCGACGACACCCTGATAACCTACCCCAGTCTTGCGGCAGACAACCGATCCCGTGACGATGTAGGAGTATTCCCCATCCGGTGTGTCTTCTCGGATGACGCTTGGGATACCAAACACCAGCCCCCACAAGGCCGCCACGCGCTCAACGCCTGTCCCCTGGAGATAGACCTTCTCTCCGACTGCAATCCAGTCCTGCGGCCTTGTGGCCCTCACGGAGGCCGCCACCAGCTTGGGAATGAGGGCAGAGGTTGCCTCAAACTCGGCCAGGATGCCCTTCGGGTCCACCTTTGCGATGGCTTGCGGTTGTTCTGATTCCGCCTCAAGATCGATGAATTCGCGTTCCACGTCAGGCTTACCCATGAATTCTCCCATCCCTTTTCAGTGAACGGAACCGCTGAGAGCCTTTTTCGTTTCGGCCGCCTGCTTCTCCATCCGCCCGGTGTCAATGCTCAGGTAGGTGATCCGGTTGGCGATCTCCAGGAGCTTCGCCAGTTCGGCCTCGCTCAGATCCTTCGGCGGGCTCCCCGCCATCTCCAGCCAGTGACACGCCATCCGGAGGTGAAACTCCACCATCCGGAGTAGGTGCAGAAACACGCTGCGTTTCATCAGGCCTCCCCTTGAGTCCATTGCGCTGTCGGTAGTCTGCAAACGCCAGCGCCCACGTCTTCCCCTGGCCCTTGCAGCGGAACACCTCGAAGATCCACGGCCAAGACTTCACGAAGCCGACCTTGCAGACGCCACGCTGTGCCTGGATCGCGCCGTCAGGACCGAATAGACGGATGGATTCGGCGAGGGCGGAACGAGCTCCGAGAGCATGGCGGGTCATAAGGGTTTTCTCGATTTTGGATATAGTCCGTTCCAGCATCCTTTATCGTGAAAAGGAGCTTCCATTCCACAGGTGGGACACTTCCTGGAAATGCGTTTCAGTCGCCCGAGATTCTGGCGATAATGCTCGTTCATTTGGGCAATCATGCGTTCGATATCTTTGCTCGTCATGGCTTTCACCGTTGTCTCGACAGCCGATCCAGAGGTCTTGGATTTACTCACAGGCATGTTCCACCTCCGGTCCGTGACGCCTCCTGCAAATACTGCACTCGGGCCAGCAGACACAGAGCCCGGCCTGCTCTCGTTCCTCCCTATTCAACGCCTGTCGGTAGAAACCGCGCAGGACGAACCCGTTCTTCACCTTGCCACAGTTGGAGCAGGGCGTCTCGTCGAAGTCGATCGGGGTGACGACGATGCGGCAGTCTCGGTGCAGGTGGTGACCCTTGTGCCCCATGTCCTTCTGGTAGCCCCAGGAGTTCGTCCACTCGACGTCCTGGTCCAAGACTACGCCGTGACGCGGGCAGAGAAACCGACGCGGGAGCCGCGCTTCATCATCACGACCCCCGCTCCGGTCCCGCGAGAGAGTTCCCTCCTGGGAGTCAGCAGCCGGCTGACGCGGGGATGGGTCGTTGGCGGGAGTCCAGATGACGGTCATTCGGAAACCTTCTTGAGAAGGCGAATGGACACCTCAAGCTTGTCTCCGATTTCGATGACATTGGCAGGGATGTTGTTCTTTCTCAGCCAGAAACCCGCTATGACATTACAGGCACCGCGGGTACCGCTGATTTCCACATGCCCCCCGTATTTGCTCATGACCGTCACGAGTGCAGACCCTCTTCCGATTGGTTTTGGTTTCACTTCCTCACCGCCTTCCCGCTGCCGTCGCGCTTCACCTTGTCCAGCAGTTTCTTCATATCACGCTGGAGGGCCCACGAGGGCTCAGACAGTCCGGTAGTCCAGCGGGCTGCAGTCATTGGGCTTTTGTGGTAACGATCCGCCAGATCCTTGACGGTCCAACCCTTGAGCTTCCTGAGTTCCTCGATCTCGTCCGGGGTGATTATCAAGGCTTCTCTCCTTTGCTGGCGGAGAATATAGAATGTCGTCTGTCAGTTGTCAATCTAATTCTGAAAGTATTTTGTCCGCCTCGATGGCTGTACGAACCCCACCCCTATTTCTTATGCAAATCCAGGTGGCTCTGCGTCGTCACATCAAAAGGAGCGTTCCATGACCGAACGGGATCGCCGCTACAACGCTTCCAAGAAAGGCAAGGCCCGGGCTGCCAAGTACGAGAAAAGCAGACGGGGCCGCCGGACTAGGAAGGCGTGGAGACAGCGGCAGAAAGGAGAATAACCACAAACCACACCAGCGGAGGACACAGGAGCCCAGCGGTTAGCAGCAGCCTGCAATAGCTCGCACCTGAACTCTAAGGGGAAGGCACTTGAACGCACGGCATTGCAACAGCAACAAGGTCATTTGCCCGGCAAGCAAAGACGCTCAAATCCAGGGGACTTGTTCTCAGCGGCAAACATTCCAGTTTATGGCAACGGTATTGTCGGCTGATCTTAACCTCGCAAGGAGAGACAAATGAATTCCATCGACTTCCGGATCAAGGGAACCCAGCCGCTTCTTTTCAACCGCGAGCCTTCACCCTTCGAAGACTCGCCCGATCTCTCAGCCAAGACCAGCAAGCGCAAGGATGAGAAGCCCTCGGAGGAGGCGGCTCGCCATCTCCATACTATCAACGGCAACGGCAAGGGACGACAAGCAGTCATCCCGGCCATCCTCCTGCGCAAGTGCCTGCAGTCAGTCACGACACTGGCACTGGGGCGCTCCACTCCGGGCCATCCCTGGGTCCAGATCGTGAAAGGTGGGGTGATCATTGAGCCCGCATCCATGCTCCTCGAGCCGCAGAACTGGACGCTGGACGTTCGTCGTGCCGGGACAAAGGGACGTGGAACAGGGGCCATGCTCTACCGTCCTCGCTTCGATGATTGGTCGGTCAAGGGTGTGGTGAGCTACGATGATCGACATCTATCTGGCCAGGACGTGCGGAAGCTCTTCGATGAGGCTGGAAGGTTCCAGGGGCTTGCCAGCTACCGGATCGGGAATGGCGGGCCGTTCGGGAGCTTCATCGTGACGGAGTGGAAAGAATAGTCAAGTCTTCCCATCGCAAAGCCGCTCAGGAGACGGCATTGCCCCGCTGATTAGCGGCGCGCAGCGATAGACAGACAAATCAAATCTAAGGGGAACTCCCATTCATCAGCAACCATGAAAACGGAATTGAACCCACTAGAAATCTAATCCAAGTGGAGCATAGAACTCACGAGAGCAACGGCAGAGCAGCCGACGATAAAGCAGGCAAAAGCAAACGAAATGCCCCCTCTCGGGGGCTCCCGTCCTCGGGTCAGCGATCTGCGTTCGTGGGTTGGTCGGAAGGAACGGGACTTGATTGCTACCTACTTACCGTGAGATGGGCTTGCGGTCAAGGGGAATTGCTCATTCGACCGTGAACTTGCAGCTCGCCAGCGGCGGATTCGCCCGGTTCGGCTGGGAGTAGTAGTACTGCCCGTCGAAGTAGATCGTCGCAGCATACTCCCCAGGAGCCAGCACGTTGGTTACTGCTGCCCCGAAGGCCCCGCTGTCATCCGTCACGACGAAGGCGTAGGGAATGGAGTGCTCGATGAGCACGATGTCCAGGAGTGTCAGGGGCCGGAAGCCAGAGCCCTTGATGTTGAGCACGACGCTCCCGTGGGGGACCGGGTTGGGCTCCACGGTGCAGACCTCCTTCCCGGTGGGTTTCAGGCGAGGGGCGGCGAACAGGGAGGTTCCCAGCAGCCCCAGGATGGCGCAGGCGACGAGTAGACGCTTCATGGCAGCTTACCTCCTACCTTGGCCCCAATCGCCCAGCCTAAGCCAGCCAGCATGGAGACCAGGAATATCCAGAAGAAGGTTGGGAGTGACCAAGTGAACATCAGAACGGAACAGCGCTGCGGTAGGCCGCTGGCAGCTTGTCGCGCAGCCAGCCTCCCAGAGGGTTGAGCACGAGCGGAACGGCCGCTCCATAGGCCGGGCTCTTCTGCGCCCAGCCCGCCAGAGCCATCGCACCCACGGTCAGAAAGGACTGGACGAGCCCGCGCACGATCTTCGCCTTCACGGTGCTCGCGGGTCGCGGAACGATTTCGGACATGGTGTCTTCTCCTTTTGCACTCTCATTTGAGATGCAGAAACATGAACGCTGGGGGCCCTGCGGTCAAAACTTGATTCTGAGCGTGCCGTGCGCACCGAGAAACTGGTCCTCCCCGGCGATCTGGTCCAGCAGATAGTGATACTGTGCGCTCACCTGGAGGCCGAAGGCCTTCTCGGCCCAAAAGTTGATCCCCAAACCCACATGCGCCCCCCATTCAGGATCGAGGCCTTCGGGATCGAAGTAGCTGAGACCAACCGGGACGAAGAGGACTCCGGCCTTCGGTGTGTAGCTCGCTTCGTAGATATTCCCGCCTTTCAATTTCTCGCCCTCGAAGAGTAGGGAGGCCCGGTCGCTGGTCCAGTATTCGAGCGAGGCCGAATATCCGGAATCGCGCACAGTCTTGTAGTCGGCAAGTGTCCCGGTCGTCGCGTAGCCGGCGCCGATGGCGAGGTCTCCTTTCTTCGCTTCCTCGGCCGTCGCTGGGATCGCCAGGAAGACGGACAATAGGGCAAGGGCGATGAGCAGAACGGTCGGTTTGCGCGGCTTCCGGGTCGACTTCTTTTTGTAGATCGGCATGATGGATCCTCCTTGTTACGGTTGAACGAGCTGCCATCCGTGCTTGACCAGGACTCCAATTTCGTCGGCTTCCTCCCAGCAAGGCCTTCCGTAGATCGCGTTCCCATCCTTCATCCTGGCGAATGACCTGAAGGGTCCAGGCAATGGGTTGAGCGTGCAAACGCCGGCGGCCTCGACCTCGACCACGACACCGCTTCTCTGGTGCCGGTAGTAGCGAACCGGAAACTTCAACTCGGTGTGCCGTTGTTTGAAGTAGTGGAATCTGCTCATCCGCCAAGCCTATCCGGAGGGTTTGGTCTCCACGCGATTTCTCCGGTCAACAGCATCCGCATCGTTCTCCCGACATCCCGCATCTCGATGAGAACCTTCTCGTTGGATTCAACGAGACTCGTCACCTTCTCGGCGAGGTGATCGACGTTCAGCGCGGTTTTCTCGCTCAATACCTTGTAGTCCTGGAATTCCTTGACGAGTGGGACCACCTCGCTCAGGTGCTCTCTCAGTCCTTCCTCGACCATTGCGAGGCGGTCTTTGTCCTTCTGCTCCCTCTCGCCCTCTTCCCTGGCTAGTCGGAGACGCGTAGCACGCGAGCCCGACCAGCGCCCCGCGAGCGTCATGATCCCAACGGTCGCTATCGTCGCGGCAATGAGCAACGCCGCTTCGTCCTTTCCGATCGTGATCGCCATCGGCCAGACATCCATCAGGCCAGATCCCTCTCCAGTTGGATATAGGCTTCGGTCGCCCGCTCAATGTATTCCGTCGGCACGATCTTGTCCCGGGGGTTGCCGCTGTTCCAGGCGTCGAAAAGATGGATGATCGTTTCGCCTTGAAGGGCATCGAAGACCCGGCGATTCATCACGGCCACGACGTAAGGACCGCTCACCTCCGGATCGCGCAGGAGGACCGGATCGCCCGTGAATCCAGCCTCAACGGCTGTGATGTAGAGAATTTGCCACGGACCCCAAGAACTGTGCGCGCAGCATCCCCATACCCTTGAGAGGTCACGCAGACGGATGCTGTGGTATCGGCCACCGTAGCAGTAGGCCGTCTCGTGCTTCGACGCCATCGCCCGAACGCCGCCGCTGGTCTCGACATGAGCGATGGCCAGGAGTGCGGTCACTGGATCGATCTTGGAGTTGGCCTCGAGGTGCAGCAGGGGGGCAAGGCGTTGCGCGGCTGCCATCACGTTCGCGGCGATCTGGATCACCTCAGCTACCCCCACAGTCCGGGCTCAAGAGCCCACCAGCATCAACAGCGCAGACCCGGAGGAATATAACACAGTCGAGGCACGTCGGCATATGCAAATCAGCGTCCGAAGCGCACACGGTAGCGTCCGAGACCTGGGGCTCCTCTCGAAGGGCCTGCCAGGGGGTCCGCGGATCATAGTTGCAGCAGGGCACCAGGATCGGATTCCCAGCCTCGTCCACGCTGGCGCAGAGCGTGTGATTGCAAACCATCACCGAGGCCTGGATCTCGTAGTGCGTTACGTCGGCATCAGGCACGCGGTCCCACGCCCAGCCCGGCGTGCTGCAGGCAGGGGAAAGAAGAAGCAAGGTCAACGCTGCTGGCCACGCCGAGAACAGGAGATCCGTCGGAATCATCGGCCCGCGCTCCTGCGGCGCAGCGCGTCCGACAATTTCATCGGCTTCCGCGCCGGTGCCTTGCGAAATCGCTTCGTCAGTTCCTTCCGCTCGCTCATGTAGTCCTCGAGTTCCTTCCCGTGCATCCTCTCGAAGTCGCGGATCTCGGCGGGCGTTCCCTCCTGCTCAACCTTGTGATGGGACCGATAGAGCGCCTCACCCTTGATGTAGCGGTCGTAGTCCTCGCGACCCCCCGCCTCTCCTTCTGGCCTCCGGTAGTAGAACCGACTCAGGACCGGAAGACGCTCAGGGGCGGTAACCGACGGAGCACCCTCTTCGGCCGGTTCATAGAGTCCGGCCTTGCGGCCGGCGATGTCGGCGATCTGGAGGGCCCCCGTCCCAACCCCGCCGGCGGTGCTCCGGACGAATTGCTCGACCTTCGCCGGGGGTAGAGAAAGCCCCATCCGGGCTCCAACCTTCCCGATGGCCTTCGCTGTGGGTCCGGTTGTCTTGCGGTATTGCATCTCCGGCGGAAACTCCTTCCTGGACTCCGGAACGGTCGCTTGCCCGGTCCAGGCGCTTTTGTTGGCCCACCACTCGCCGATGGCTGTGGCGATGGTAGGGGTCGGAAGCCCGGACTGACCCGGGAGCGCCGCCTGAAGGAGTTTCTCGGAGAAGTCCTTGAAGCCGGAAGGGTCCTTCTTCTCGAACCACTCGAGGCCGCGCTCGAGAAGGCTTCCGCCGAGGAGCCCATAGAGGTGTGGCTTGGGGATGGTGACCCAGCCGTGCCGTTCGCCACTCCCCAGAGGAGCGTTCCAGAAAAGATCCTTCCGCCAAGGCGGCAGCGCCTTGTATTCCGGATCGTCGTGGTTCAACGAATAGAGAATCGCCGATGGGATCGTCACTCCGACCGCCACGCGCGCCAGGGTGCGCGACGGATGCCCGCGCGCAATGCGACCCGTCTGGATTACGGCCTGTAGGTTCGCATTGTAGAAGGCCGAGATCATGTTGACCGCGCGCATGGAGTTTCCGACGCGCGAAAAGTTGACGGTTACCTCCTGGGCCGCGCGCGCCGCCCTCCCGACCGTCTCCGGGGCCTTCCTTCCGGTAACGGTCAGCGCTCCTCGGACCCGGCCCACGCCCTCCCGCGCGCGCCGATACTCCGCGAGTCTGGTGCTGTTCTCGACGTATTCGTTGATGAGCCGGACGGCGTCCACTGGATGAACTGCCCGGATCCGGTTCGCGATGGCGTTGATACGACGCTGCAGGGGGCCAGCCAGGGGTCCGACCCGACGACCACCCGCGATCTGCTGAAGCGCACGACCCGCGTAATCCCGGTCGAAGCTGGCCAATGTTCCCCGCGAGGCCCCGGAAACGCGGAATTCCTGGAAGATCGGATCGTTGCGATACATGGCGCGCATCGCCCGGGCAGGGTCGATGAATGGGACCATGCCGTAGTCGCTCTGCAAGAACGCCGTCATCTGGTCCCGCAGGAAGTTGACCGAGGTGAATGCCAGGTTCATCCACGTCGCGCCGGCGCGCAGCGCCCTCGCCGGCATGGAGAGAATCCGCACCAGCGCCGGCACGTCCTCCTTGCCGATGGAGAGAATCGCGCGCTGGAGCTCCTCCGGCTTGACGACCATGAATTTCGCCCGCCCATGCTCCATCGCCATCGTCAAACCCTTCCGAATCGAGCCCATCACGGATGGACGGAAGGCGATGACCGTCTGCATGGCCGAGTCGGCAGGGAGCGACTCCAGAAACGTCTTGAAGTCGGGTTCCGGGATCTCGACGAGACCGGCTTGATAGAGCTGGCGAATCGCGTCAACAATGGGAACCTTCTGCGCTTCCTGCTGGACCGGGACGATCTCGATCCATCGCCCGGCCCCCTCGGTGTCTCGGGCGAGCCGGTAGAGCTCGAGGATCGGCTTGTTGCTCTCGACACGGTTGACGAACGTGTAGGCGTTGCGCACCATGCTTTCGAGTGGATCGATCGCGATCTGCGTGCCGCCCTTCATGCGCTTGATAGGGGAGAAGATGTTGGCGAACCGACCGGAACCAGGGAGAGAGACATTTCCCTCCACGAGGCGATACCACGGGATGTATTGGAAGTAGGTCTCCCGCATCGTCTTCGCGGCTTCGGCCTTCAGAATGTGCCCGTCGACGAGGTATTTCAGCAAGCTATCCTGCCATCTGTAGAGGCCCTCGGCTGCCTTCTCGAGCTCGCCGAAGTGCGAGAGGCCCTTCAACTCGTCGAGCGCACCCTTGGCCTCCTCGAACGTCAGGCCCGTCATCTTCCCCTTGGGGAGATGCTCGATCGTGTGCCTCGCCGCCAAGAGCACCCGCAGGTCGTCCAGCTTCTTGCTCACGGGCTCGAGAACCTGTTTCAGACCCGGGCCGACCCTTTTACCCCGGGTGTCGATCGCGCGGTGCAGAAGGAATTCGTCGGCCTTCGCCGTCCAGCCGGCGTGCAGCATCGCCGCCTGATAGGCATCATGCGGAGAGTTCGGGTTGGTCTTGAGCATCTCCTGGGTGTAGAGCCTGAGGCTGTTGAGGCTGTCGTAGGTGTCGGCGACCAGACCCTCGGCCGTCATCGGGCGCGACCGCTCCTTCCCGATGCTCATTTGCGCGAGCACCTTGGCGGAGTTGGGCTGGCTCTCGATCTTCTCAATGAGTCGCCGGGCCTCGAGGAGCGTGTCGCGGATGTAGGGTTGCCCGTCCAGCCGGCGACCGACCTCGGCGGAGTAGAGAGGGAATTCCCGGGCGGCGCGCGCCGGGTCTGTCAGGTGAAACTTGAACCACTCGGCGACACCCTCGGCCGCATAACCGCCGGTGGGGCGTCTGCTGCCGTAGAGCCGCTTCCCAGCAGCGAGTAGTTCCTGCTGCATCGCCCGCTGTTCCGGCGTGAGGCGTAGCCCTTTAGGCGCACGCTTCCCAAGTGGCTTCCCAAGATTGAGCCCGAGAACCTTGTCGAGGAAGTGTCCCACTTCGTGCGCGATGGTCGGCAGGCCGTTGAGCTTCCACACCCGGATCGCTTCCTGTTTGACCTTGAAGAATCCCGCCCATTGCTTCCCGAGACTCCGGTAGAGCCCGGTCCGGATGGGGACCTGAAGACGTGCCTCGAGAAACTTCCGCACCTGGTGCGGGGAGATCGGGTCCGCGCCTTCCGCCATCGGCACTTTCGGCGCGGTCGGGCCGACGGCCATTTGCGCCGGGACCGGAGCCTCGCCCCCGAGCCGCTGGGGAAACTGCGCCTCCATCGGGGAGCCAGCCGCACCACCTGCGGTCCCAGGGAGTTTCCCCTGCTTCCGCTGAAACTCCTGCTCCTCGGCCGCCTCGAAGAGCTCGCCCTTGGGTGCCTCTGGTCCTGCCGCTCGCTTTCGGCGTTTCTCGAGTTCGAGTGCGCGCAGCTGCTCGGCCGTGGAGGCCTTGAAACCACCGCCGGGGAGTTCGGGCTCCTTCCACTTCTCTTCGAGTCGAGCCGCCTCCTCCGCATAGGCTCGTGGTTTCATTCCGCGGCTTGCAAGGTCTCGCAGTTCAGAGGCACGCGAAAGATCCGACTCCTTTCCGCTCGGTTGCCTGCCAGGGCTAGGAGGTTCGAGTCCTTCCTCTCCGAAGAGTTCCTTTCTGGTTCGCTCGATGGCCGCCTGCCTTGAACGCTCCGAAACACGTCCAGATGGAGAAAGGATTCCGTGGTCGATCGACGTCCGTTGGGATGCCACCTCCGTTGGCTCTTCCTTCGGCCCGACCATCACCCGGCTTTCACCCTCGCGCACCTGGAAATATTTCGACTCACCATCGGCAGTCGTGACGCGGATCATCGTGCTTCCGGCCGGTCCGGGGACTTGGTCCTCATATCTTCCTGACCTCACCTCTCCGCGATCTTCCCACACAAGATCCCGCCCTTTCAGCGGACCAGGCTTGAGCGCCCCGGACTCATCGAACTGCAGTGGATGACTTCCAGCGGGGGCCTTGACCGTCTGACGACGCTCCACCGCGCCGGTTCCCGGGACTTCTTCGGCACGGACCGGGGCCGGCTTCTGCACCAGAGGCCGTTTCCCGCCCTGGTAGATCTCCTCGACCGTGAGCTGGTCGAAGGCATCGACGGTGACACGCTTCCCGTCGGCCAGCTTGATTTTCCCTCCCGAGGTATCCACGACCCGGTAGGTGTCCGGCGGGATGTCCCCGGCTGGGCCGGTCCGGATGGTGTCTCCCGGCCGGAGCTCCTTCCCCGTGACGGCGCCAGTGATGAGATCTCCGACGGGGGTCGGCTGCGCTGGCGGCTTCATGCGCTCGAAGGCCTCGGCGATGTCGGTGTCTCTGGTTTGGAAGGCTCGGGCTTTCTCCAACAGAAGGTCGGCGAGCGCTCCCTCCTTGTTCGCGGAACCTGAGAAGTCGGCCAGACCCTCGGCCTCGAGACGTTCGGCGAGGACGTCAGCTCCGATCTTCCCCTTGCCAGCCGAGACCAGTTGTCTCTTGTATCGCTGGTTGAGGGGGGACCGGAGGAAGTCCTTCGCCGCATCGCGGCCGATGACGCGGACCAGCGTTTGGTAGCCGACCCCACCCTCCCCGGCGATGAGGTTGAAAAAGGGCGCCTCGGAGGCCTCGGCGAGCCCCTTCTGCTCCTTCACCCAGCGGTTCTTTTCGGTTTCGAAGAAGCCCTTCACTGGACGCTGACCACGTGGGGTCGGTGGGGGAACTACTGGAGGCTCAACACTGGGCGGCACGGCGACAGCAGGGAGAGGTTCCAACCCCGGCAGATTCCTGGCTATGACCTGCTCCCCGCCAGTTTCGACGGGCACCGTTGGGGCTGCTGGTGGGGCCAGTTCCCTCCTGACATCCTCCTCCAGGGGCTTCAGGTGTTCCTCGATGGCTCGGGTAGCCTCCGAGGGCATCCTGGGGCCAGGAAGGCCCTCTAGGAGAGGCTTGGGCCCGAGGCGTCCGGCAACGCCCGTAACGGCTCCGGCGGCCATCGCGTAGGGCGTGAGGGCGGCCGTGGGGTCCTCCAGGAACTCCCGGCCGAGACTTCCGGTCCGCATCTGCCGTGCGATGTCCGGTGCCCCGGTAAATTCTTGTGGTATTTCCGCCACAGCCCGGGCCGTCCCCCGCAGCACGCCCTCCCGCCGAATCCTGTCCCTGACCGCTGCGGCCAGCCCATAGGGCAGGGTCGCCACTCCCAGCGCCCCCCGCTCGGCCCCCGCCAACGCCCGGCGCCCGAACTTGTAGAGCGGAGAGGTCCCGGCGTCCTCCTGGCTGGACCCTATTTCGGCCTCATAGACCCGCTGTGGCAGGCCGGCCATGTAGTCGATGTTCTGATTGATTCGATCCGTGATGGACGCCCCAGAGGCCGCTGGGGGCTCGGTGGCGGGCAAACGGCGGAGCTGGGTGATGTCGGCGCCCGGCTCCTCGGGGTGCCTGCCGAAGGTCAGACGGCTGGGCCTGGTGGCAACAGGTGGACGCGAGGGAACGTAATCGTATGGATCGTAGGAGTCGAGGCCACGCGGGGCGGCCTTTCTCCTGCTGCGGGCTGGGATGTAGTTTTCGGGATCGTAGTCATCAAGGCCCGGCATTCGCTTTCCGCCATCTCGCCAACCACGCGGCCCGTTTCTCGGGAGTAGCGGCCGAGAGATCACGCCCAAGATCCGGATCCTGCGAGGAGAGCCACTTCACGATCTCGGCATCCGAGGCGTCGGCCGGCGGCGCTTCTCCGCCCGGTGCGGCTGGACCGCCCGCCATCTCGTCCTCCGTGAAATCCTCGGCTGGAGTCCGAGTCCCCTCCGTGCGCCTCACCTGCGCCCAAAGGCGATCCATCTCCTTGACCGCCGCATCGTTCTTGAGCTTGAGCGCCTTGTAGGTCTCGCGATTGCTCAGGCCGGTGGCCGGATCGATCTTCGCCTGCTTCTCCGGACCCAGCGCGCTGATGGACCTCATCTGCGCGTTGTAGTCGCTGCTTTCGTCGCGCAGCTTGTTGATCTTCTTGATCGAGTCCTCGACGAAACGTCGGTCCCGATCCGCGTTGGCTTCTCTCGAGGCGGCGGTCCCTTTCTTCTCGGGTGCCGGCGGCGCCGAATAGATGACCCTGCCGGTTTCTGGATCGACGAGCTGGTGACCAGGAGCCACGGACGCCGGACGCTGCATCTTTTCCGGCTTGGGCGTCTTGAGAAGCTTCCCGGGCTCGAGTGGGTTCCTGACGTAGCCCTCGGGGATTTCGGCAGTCTCGCGCAGGCGCTGCCGCTCTCGGATCCACTCCGCGACCTCCGGTGATGCTGCGAGCGACGGATCCGAATACTTCTCGGCCAGTTCGTCACGTTTCTGGATAATGCGCTCCCGATCTTGGTGCTCGCGTTCCTTTCGTTTGTAGTAGGACTGCTTCGCCGCCATCAGAGTCCGAATGCCCTGCTCGCCACCCCCTGCGGCAGCGAGAAATCCCGCGAGGGAGGGCTTGCGGATGAAAAGCGGCGCCTCCTCCGTGTCACCTGGACGCTGGTCCACGAATCGGCGAGACATTTCCAGCGGCTCGCCTTCTCGGTTCGGCCGGGAAATGTCCGGTGCCAGCCCGGAGGGCCCCGCTTCGGAAACCGCAGGGAAGGGCTTGCGCTCGCGCTTGGCGATGATCGCTTGGATCAACCCCTGGTCCGGCATTAGACCGTCTCCTTGGACTGCTTCATGCCGCGCACGATGTCCACGAGCTGCTTTCGCTTTCTCAGCTTCTCCTCCTGTTGCCGTGCCTTCTCTTCCGGCGTCAGTCCGCTCTCGGGTTCCGTTTCCTCCAAACCGGAGGTGATGTCCCGGTAGCTTCGATAGCCGAATCGGGCGCGCCTCTCTCGCTGCGACAGGACGGCATCCATCAATCCGTTGGCTGCCATCACATTAATCCGGCGCCCATCATGGCGGAATCTCCGGCCTCCCCCAGGCCGCCGTACAGCTTTTCGGTTTCCTCTCGCCGCGCCTTCTTGTAGACGTTGTGGCCTCCGACGCCGAACTCATAGGCACCGGTCACGGCCGCGATTCGCGCCAGTTTGTCGGCCCGTCGCTGCTCGGCGTCGTCGATGATCATGCGGCGCTTGAGTTCGTTCACCCGCTGGACGTTCGCCAGATCCTCCCGCTGCTTCGCGCGCGCATACATCGCCGACTGAAGCCCGAGTCCCCCGCTGGCGCGAAACCGATCCTCGGTGCGCTGCCGCTCGGCTGCAGCCTCGCCGGCGGCAAGGTCTCTACCTTCGCCGAACTTCCCCTCCATCTGCTCCGGGGTGTAGCCGAGCGTCGAGCCGGTGTAGGCCTCTGGCGTGTAGAGGCTCTTGATGTCGGCGAGCTGCTTGTTCTCATAGTAGCGCGTGTATTGCGGCTTGTAGGGGAGGTTCCGCCTCAAATTGCGGTAACCCCCGAAAGCCTTCATCAATCCGCCAGCAAGTCCCATCGGTTCCCCCTAGAAGGTCGCAGGTTTCGACAACAGGATACCCGAAAGCGACCTCGGGTAGGTGGTCCCAGGCTGCCGGATCGTGGGCGTCCCCGCCACCGCGCCGTTTACCCGGCGCCATTCGATCTTGAAGCTGGTAGTCGTCCCGGAGAAACTGACGACCGGTGCGATGATGGCGCACGGCACCACGATCGCACCGGTCTGCACGGCCGGGTTCGCACCGGAGCTGGGTAGCATCTTCCGCAAGTCAATCGTCGTGCGCTTCACTTCGACGAAACCACCACCGTTATTGTTCCGCATGAGCCGGATTTCGGCCTGCGGAAAGTTCGCGTCGAGTGTGCCCTGGTTCAATTCGATCGCGCCCTCATAGGTCAGCAGGATGGGCGTAACGGCGTCGAAACTGCCGTTCCCTATCACGTCCGTGATCGTCATCCCCGTCATCGTCACGAAATTTGTTCCAGGGTCGGCCAGGTCCGAGGAGCCGTTCGCCTGCCAGAACGCCCCAGCGGCACCGGAACTCATCTTCACGTAGGTCACGGTCCCATCGGCAAGACCCGTGAACTTCAGCAGGGACCGCGCGTCCAGCTTGATGTAGCTGTTCACCAGGTCGTCGGCGTCCTTGATGACGACACCCGTCCCCGAGAAACGGATGTAGATCTCGGCGATGGGAACCTTCGTCGTCGGATAGCTCGGGGCCACAGGGGCTCCAGCCTCGACGCCTGCCGTGATGGAGAGAACGCCCGCGTCATCGATGGAAAGAACATCGATCCGGTTTTGCCCGGCTCCTGAGGTGTTGGCGAAGGCACCGGAGTTGCCGCCCGCGTAAATCCTGGTCGCCAGTCCGTTGAGCGACAGGTAGGTTCCTGCCTGCACGGCGACCGTGTTATTCGGGCTCGACTGCGCCTTCGCCTTCAAGGTTGTGAAGGTCGAGAACAGAATCCCGACGATGTCACCTGACTGGATCTGACCGGCCAGGTCCAGTTTGGCGTAGGCGATCTTCTCCCCGGGATCCAGCGCCGTGTTGATGTTGGGATTCCCGACGTTCCCGTTGAGGTGCGCCTGGAGGCTCGCCACCAAGTCTTTCAGATCCTTGGCGACGAGTGGATCCCCGTCGTTCTTAGCGGGGAGCGAGGTGGGCGGAACCCAAAGGCTCAATTCGGACTCCTCCCCTGTTCATACCACAGCCCATTGCGCCTCATCAGGGTGAGCAAGCTGGTGGCAGTCGGGTTGTAGTTGGCCGATCCGTTCAAGAAGATATTCGTCCCGTCCTGGTAGGTCGTGTTCGCGTCGGTGTGGTGCAGGATGACGATCTGCCCGTCTCGGCCGCCCGTGAGGTTCGTAACGGTCGTGGCTCCTCCGTTTGTCACCATGGCAGTCTGAACGCATTCGACAGAAGGAGTCGCGCCGCTGAGGACTGGAACCCCGAGGTCGGCGCTCGTGTTGGTGTTGTTGTTTTGGAACGTCACGCTCTGGTCGATCGAGATCCTGGTCAGAGTCGTGGCCGTCCCCTTGATGCCGAATTTCCCCGCTACGCTGTGGTTCCGGATCGAACCCCCAACGATGTTCACGTCGCTGCAAAGAACGCCAGCAAGGAGGACCCCGTCATCAAGATTAGCGTCCACGGTCACACCCGTCATGTCCACGCCCACCACGTTCACCAGACGCACGCCGTTCAACGTGTTGGCGCTGTAACAGCCCCCAGTGATGGCGATCCGTCTGGCCCTTTGTCCGGCAGCTCCAACTTGCTCACCATCAATGACCAGTCCGTGCGTCGCATTGCCGACGCAGACGCAACCAGCAACCGTCCCGTCGGTTGATTCGGCGCCCGACGTAACTGTCCCCTCGCCGATCTGGATGCCGAATCCAGAGGTGGAGTCGGTGCAGACGACACCCGCAAGGGTGAAACGCTGTCGACCCCTGATGTTGACGCCGCCCAGGCCGCACGCGACGCACACAAGGCCGGTGACTGTCAGCACCTTCGACGATGTTGGTCCATCCGTGAGGGAGGCGAACCCGACGCCGGCACAGGCGGTGACATGGTTGACCCCGACCACCACGTTGTTCCATCCACCGACGGCCATGCCGTTCTTGAGGGAGTTGAGCACGTTCCGAACGCGGTTCCCGTTCATCTCCACGTCCGAGTCCAGACCGCTCACCTCGATCCCGTTGTCGGAATTGACCGCGACGGTGTCGACCGTGTTTCCGTTGATCTTCGCCCGCCCGGTGCCAGTGGAATCGAAAAAGATCCCATTGCCGCCATCCGTCACGTTCTGCTGCCCGGCACTCTTGATCCAGTTGCAGGTGATGTCCACCTGACCGGAGGCCGTCACCTTGATACCGTTCCCCCAGGTGTTCACGATCTTGTTGTCGTGAACGGTGGTGATGTCGCTGTTCGCGCCGTCCACCACGATCGCGGCCTGGCTCAGGCCGGTCGTCGTGTTGTCGGTGCCGATGTTCTCAAAGACGTTGGTGCTGATGTCAACCTGCGTGATGGCGGCGTTCGACGTGGCCAAGTAGAGCGCGGCGTGCGCGTTGGTCGTCACGTTGGTCAAGGTGTTGTGGAAGTAGCTCCGCTGGACCCACGCCCGCTTCACGGCGGCGGCTGCGGCCGTCTGGATGTAGAGCCCATCGGCTCGGCAGTTGCCGAACTCGCATCGGTCAACCTGGAGGTTCGTGACGCGTTTCATGTGGACCAGCACATTTGTATTGCTGGTCTGGTTCAGGTAGTTCCCATCGAAGGTGATGTCGCTGATGGAGAGGTTCGAGTTTCCGCCGCTCGTGTCCGCGTTTTGCCAGAGGATCACGTTGGCGCTGTTGGCCAACTTGACCGTCGTAACTCCCATGCCTTGCGCCTGTACGTGGATATTCGAGGGATGACTGACCGTAGCACTCACGAGGTGGGTTCCACCGCGGACGATGACCTTCGTCGCCCCGACGACGGCGGCCGCGTTGAGTGCCTCCTGTATCCCGGCGGTGCTGCTCCCTGCGGCGTTGGGGTTGGCGTAGATGATCGCGGTTCCCTTCGTCATCGTGCCGGTGGTTCCCAGGAACACCGCCAACTCGCCGTCGATGGACAGACCTGGACCCGTCACGTCACCGCTGGTCAGCAGGAACGTCTGGAGACTGGCGATGACGTCCTTCAGGTCCTTGGCGGTCAGCGGATCGCCGTCGTTTTTCGACGGGATGGCGGTCGGGGGGATCCAGTTTCCCACGTCCTACCTCACCCTCAGGAGCACTTGGTCCGCCGCGACGGTTGACTTGGCGAAGATGCGTCGAGCGTTCCATTCGGAGAATCGGCTGGCGTAGACGACCCCGCCCTTGGTGGTCCTCATGGTCTCGATAGACCGAGGGACCACGTTGCGCAGGTTGTGGACGATCTCAAATTCCGTGTTCGCGGTCGGTGCCGTCACCATCTCAATTTCGATTCCCTGAAGATCCTGGATCGCGGCGTTGTGCTCGCGGTCCTGCTCCGCCCGGCGAGGCTCCGGGTCGATGTAGCTGAGACCGACGCGCTTGAAGGTCATGGCTGTCCGTCCGCGTTGTGCCAGAGGTTCGCCTTGTAGATCTCGAAGTCGGCAACGCCGTCCTGCTCGAACTCGAAAAGAATCCAGCGCGCGTTTGTCGGCGGGAGCCGCAGCTTCTTCCGGTGAGCGTAGGACGCCCCAAGGTGAGACTGCCCGAGAATGAAGGTCGTCGCACCGAGGACCTCGGCACCGTTGCCGCTCAGGACTGCCAGAACGGAGGCCGACGGCACGCCCACGGAGTAATCGTGCCAAGCCCGCACCGTCAGATTGCTCGCGCTCGACTGCCGGAGCTCCAGTTCCAGAAAGACAAAGGTGTGCAGGAGATCTCCGCCGGAGGGCGACAGCAGCGCCGTCCGGTGCCGCGAGCGATAGGCAGCCCCGTCGTCGCTGGTGCCGGTGTCGATTCGGTAGATCTGCCCATCGGCCGAAAGGATCCAGGTCTCGCGGACCTCACCCGACAGTTCGACCTCGGTCGCGGCCAGGGCGCTCTGGTCGTCGATGGACGAGGCGGCCGTGTGTCCTGGGCCGAGTCCCTTGTCGAAGGACCGATCCACGAGCACGCTGTTGTGGTGGAGCTTCCAAGCCAGATCGTTCTGAGCAAACCCCTTGCTGTTGACGTAGAGGAGATACTGGTAGCGGGCACGCACCTGGGTTGCGCAAGCCTTCGAAAGCCGCTCGCGGAACACGAGCTCGTTCCAGGTGTTCTGCTGGAGGTTCGTTGTCTTCCGGACGGAGTTATCCTGTGCCAGGGCGTAGATTCCATCCGATCCGGGGTAGTAGGTGCGATTCTCGACGCTCAGAATGCCCTTGTGCGACATGGACCCCCGGTCCGTCTTGATGGTGCGGAACCGGATGAACTCCTCTCCGCCGACGTAAAAGCCTTCGAGGATGGCGTTGGGCTTGAAGCACAGCGCCCGAATACCGTCGTAGTGCAGGCCCGAGACGATGTCGTTGTCGTCCCGGCCTACGGCTACCGCCAGATCTACCGGCCAGTTCTCCGGACCCGCACCGTCCGCTGGCGAGGAGATGTTCACGACGCTGGGAGTGTCGCTGAAACTGGCCAGGAGGACCCCCAGCTCGGGCCACGAGGTGAAGAACTTCGCTGGCTTCGGCGCGTCCAGGTCGGGATCCAGTTCATCGCCCATCTGCGAGTCGGCGACGCCCTCGATGTAGGTCCCGGCCCCGTTGAGGATCTCCCCGTCCGTCGCTTGGCTCACCCGGCGGAACACCGTGGACGTGGGCGACAGCCGATAGATCCGGATGTGCGTCACCTGCGGATCCGTGCTCGCGGGGATGCCGGAATACTGGATTCGGTCGTCTCCGCCGCCAGCAACGATGGTGATCTTGTGCCCCGGGTCGCGCTTGTGCGGTGCGCTCTCGACCCCCGTGATGGTCGAGTAGTAGGTCACAGCGATGTAGTGATCCCCGTCAGCGAGGCTTCCCCCGCCGTTCACTTGCACGGTCGTAATCGGCGAGGTGAAGTTGTCTATCCCCATCTGGAAGACGCTCGTCCCGTTCGGCATGACCTTGCGGTTCTTGCTCACCCCATCGCACAAGTAAAGACGATCGTTGAACACGACGTGATTAACCTCGGCATCTGGGTCGAAAAAGAGGCCCATGTCGACCCAGGTTTGTGTCACATCGTCGAGCCGGTAGAGGTGTCCGTCCACCACGGCGTATTCGTCCTTCGCGCCCTTGTAGGTCGGATCCGACAGCCGGCGGAACTGGATGAGATCCTGGCCGCGTCCCGGGCCGAGCGTCAGGTTATCCACGCTGAGAGAAAAGGTCAGTGCACCAGCCACGAAAGTATGCGTGATGGAGAACTCGATCTCGGTGATGTTCGCCCAGTTGGGAACCCCCGTCTTGGTGAACTGGTAGCGCTTGACGCGATGGTATCGACCGACCTCCTTGATGAGGGTAGGATTCGTAGCCGAGTCCGCCAGGACGTAAGAAAACTCGTTGCCGACGCTGGTGCGGAAGTAGAGGGTCAGACTGTAGGCCAGCGGATCATGGTAGAGGAACATCCACAGGGAGAACACGTCCATCGGATTGCCGTCGAGGTTCAAAGTCAGCCCGCTGCGCTTGGCTCCCCAGGTGTAGAGATTCGGGCCACCGAGGGCGGCGCTGATGCTCAACGCTCTGGTTCCGGTCGCTCCGATCTCCTTCATGACGAAATTGGTGGTGTCGAACGCGAGGGAGGTGTTGACTGCGGTCCAGGTTTCCGAAGGCTCGAAGTTGGAAACCTGTCGGGCCCCGGGGGCGTTCTCGGCGATCCTCTGGATACCGCCACGGCGCGCGATGGTGCGGCGGTCGTAATTGACATTCCTGGCGAACAGTGCCGCCCGGCCGGCGAGCCGAGGATCTGTCGGTGATACGTTGTCGATGATTCCCAGGTCGAATTGAGGGAAGACGACGCGCTGATGATCGACCACGGGACGGGTCTGGATTAGGCCCACGGCGGAACGCTCCTCTACGCTACCCGGCCACGAACCCCCGGATCCCCTGGCGCGGAAAGGTGATCTGCTCGAGCGAGAAGTCGTCGAAGAACAGGTCGGAAAACCCTGGGTTCCCCAGAGGCGGATTGATCAGGGCGACGATTTCCATCTGCGTATCGCCGTGAATTATCGGGTCGAACTCGAACGGTCCAATTTGCGTGTAGTCCGGTCGTGCGACAGAAATGACGGTGTCGAGATAGGTGCTCGAACTCTGCAGACCCTTCAACTGAAGTTCTCCCTGAATGCCTACTCCCAGGGTCGGAACCTTGTAGAACACGCTGAAGCGGTGGAGAAACCCCCGCTGGACATCCACCACCTGCGACCACCGACCGCACGTCTGGGTCCCGGGCCCCGCCTTGCCCCCACGGACCATCATCCGGAAGTTTCCGGTTCTGGCGTTGGCCGGGTCGGCGATGATATTTCCGCCCGGCAGCGTGCAACCTGAAAAGAACGACCACAGCCCGTTATCTCCCTGCTCAAGACCTGGGTTCTTGATGAGGTTGATCCCCATTCGAGAATCCTCTCAAGGGATCGCTTCCGGATCGATCGTGGCCGCGTTGGCCGTCACTCCGTGGTCATACGCCGTGACCGTCTTGGCGGCCACCTTGTCTTTCGCTGCCTGCTTCGCGTCCTGTGCGGTGGCGGCTTGGACGATCATGAAGTACTTGTCCGTCACCTTCACGTAGACGTTCCAGAAAGGAACTACCGCCATCTCAGACCCCTTTCTAACTCCAGATGATCACGTCGAAGGCAACGTCAGCTCCGCCGGTGCGGATGTGGAAAAGAGTGAACGGATCGCCGGGCTGAAAGACGCCGAGTTCGACGGACTCACCCGCCCCGAGGTTGTAGTAGGGTCCCCCGGTGACGAGTCCGATCCGCATCGTCCCGGAAGAGCGGACCCTCACCCCGGCGAGAGGGAGCCTTCCGGATTTCGACGATGTCGCCAGATTGATGCTTCCTTCCCCCACGGCGGCTGTCGCGTTGATGATCTTCGCGTTGCGAATATCCAATCCTGCCACTGTGAGCCTCCCTGCTGCGCTACGCCCTTACGGCAGATAGCTGAGGTTGCGATTGGCCTCGAAGACCACCTTGCTGATGTTGAAGGTCGGCCGCGTTGCCGTCCCGAGCGTGCCAGTCTCGGTCCACTGAGCCTCGAGGATCTCGCCCTTGATGATGGAGATCCCATTCCCGAAAAGCTGGATGACCTGTCCGGCGGGTGCTGGCACGAGGGCCCCGGTCACGGCGCTGAAGATGGTCTTGAGCTGGGTCACGGCGGCGGCGGTCACCGCCCCGGTCAAGCCTCTCTTGTTCAGGACGAGAGTTTCGAGCAGGTCCACGCTGTTCCCGACCGCGCCAGCCACGGCAATGACCAGTTCGAGCACTTTGATACGTCCTCCCTGAGGGGCGACGTATTTCGGCAGGACGATCGCAGTGGTCGTAGGGGCGAAAGGCAGCGCGGCGTTCTGCGGACCCTGGCCTGCCAGAATCCACTCCCTCATGTTCTCCAGTCGCATCATGTCGGGTGCTCCTTACTCCGGGTCGTGGCCCGGTCAACAAGGTGAAAGGAACGTGGTCAATACATCCCGTCCCAAGGGTCGAAAGGCTGGATCCCACGCTCGGATCCGCCCGTTCTGCGCTCGAGTCCAGGAATCTCCTCCTCGAGGGCGTTGTAGCGGGCAACGAGTTGCGCGGTGTTCTGGTTGTATTTCCCCTTCGCGGCGATCGCGGTGAAGAGCTGCACCATCCTCCACACAGGCTTCGGAATCATCGTCTCCGTCGCATACAGACTGGTGGTGTCGGGCTGTGTCGTCCAGGGAGTCTCCACGGTGGCGACGCGAGTCGCTCCCACGTAGCCCGAGATGCGCCGGCGCTGTCCAGCCCCAACTCCCTCGGTGATGCCGATCACAACCTGGTCGTAATAGTGGTCGGTCGGGTCGGCCGCCGCCCCGCTGAAGTCGGCCGCGTCTGAAGCCTGCAGGGTAATGGTGCTTGCGCCGCCGGCCTCTGCCTTGCCGAAGGTCAGTTCCGGGGCCTCCCCGTTGAACCAGCAGCGGAACGTAGGGACCGCACTTGCCTGCGGAGGCGGGTCGAAATGGATCTGGTCCCCAAACAGGGTGTAGGCGAAGGAGGCTGCGACGGTCGGATCCTGGGAAGGCGTGAGAACCGGAGGCGTGATCGACGTGACACGGGACTCGAGCACAGGATCTCGAGCCCCGTTCACGACGTATTCGACCGACCGCATCCGGATGAACCGTGACGGCAGATCGTAAATCGCCACCCCCGGAAGCGCGGTGATGTCGAAGTAGTAGCCGAAGAAATCCTCCTGCAGGTCAACGATCTGCCCGGCGATCTGGTCCTGCCCCTCGTTCGCCCACTCCAGGAGCTCGAGGTCGTTCCAGAGGGTGCCGAGCGGATCGGCCGAGTTGGTCTCCTTCAGTTCTCTCCGGGCCGCTGCGATGATGGCCCGGGCGTTCTTGGCGGCCACGTGGTTCCCCTTGGGCTACTTCGAGCCCTTTCCCTGCCGAGCGTGGCGGATCCGACCTGCCCGTCTCGCGCGAACGGCTGCGGTGACGGTTTCCCCGCTCAGGTCGGAGGCGTCCAGGAGTTCGGCCCGCTCCTCCTCGACGTGCTTGTCCTTCCCGCCCTTCGCCTTGACCAGTTCGTCGAGAAGTGCGGCGAGTTTCGCCTTCTCCGGACTGTCTGCCTTGATGCGCTTGACGGCCTGCCCCATCGAGCGGATCGCCGCCAGCATCGGGTCACCGCCTTCGGCTGCGTCGTGAGACACCTCGAGGGCTTCCCCGGTCTGCTCTTCCATCAACCTCGACAGCGCCTCGAGTTGATGGTTGGGCGGGGCCAGTTTCAACCCCTGTTTGGCCTGCTCGAGCTGGAACTGGTTGTACTCGCGGATCTGGTCACGGACGTGCGCGCACCAGACGGCCAGTGACTCCTTGCGTAGTTCCTCCAGGTCGTCCCCGTGCTTCACCTCGCGCAACGCCGGGTAGTTGTCCAGGATGGTCCGGCCACGGTGCGGCTGCTCGATGTTCACGATGGCGCCTGGATTGATGAGATAAAGCATCCCGTCGGCTCGCGCCTTCACGGGGACCGGGGTTCCGTTGAAAATCTGCATTTCACAGGCTCCTTTCAGAGTCCCACCAAGTTCGCTACCCGGCGGAGTGTTCTGCGGTTGTCTCGTGTGGCGTGGCGCAGATCGTCACGGAAATCCCGTGCTACCTTCGCCTCGTGTTCCTCTTCCTCCTGCTCGATCCGACGCATCGCATCGTGCGCGTCCTTTGCCCCCTTCCACAGATCCCAGCGTGCGAGATCCTCCAGGATGCTCATGTCGAGGGGGCGGTATTCGTGCTCCTCAGTTTCAACGACACCAATGAAGTGATAGCCCCCGCGGGATACCCGCAGAAGAGACCAGCGGCAGGCAGAGGAATCCCAACCGACCAGCAGGGCGGGGTCGTATGCCCGGAGGGCCGCCATGACGGCCGGCGCCTCGCTCTCGGCCCTGAGAATGTCGTATTGATTCCCTCTGCCCGCCACCGTACGAATCACTGAGGTTCCGCCTCCTTACGGCTCCTGGAGATCTCCCATGCGCAGGTTGCAGTTGCGCCGGGTGGCTCCGAGGTTGAAGTAGCCGCCGACCAGGACCTCGTAGACGTCCTTGCCGGCGATGCGGAGGGTTCCGCTGTTCTCGTGATCGAGGATCCCCAACGCCTGCACCTCATAGCGCTTGATGGATGCACGGTTCAGCGCGATGAGCTGCTGTGGCGGGCAGTCCTTGTCCGACCGCCAGTCGATGGACTTGTCGCCCCCGGCGTATTGCAGGACCCGGAATCCGCCCTTGAACACCTGAGGCTCGTAACGCGCGTCGAACCACAGGAGGTTCACGTAGGCCCGGCGCTGCCCCTTGCCCGAGATGATGTAGTCGAGCTCCATCCCGCTCTCGACCTCGGTGGTGTCGAAACCCGACTGAATCAGGTCGAGCGACAACGGCCGCAGCACGCCGGCGTTGAACAGCCGGTTGCCTCTCCAGATGGGGATGGTCGTCCCGCTGATGTTCTGGAAAACGGCGTTGCTGTCGGTCGTGTCGTCGATGATGAACCGGAGCCCGGCCATCTCGGAGCCTTCGTCGGTCGCCGCCGCCCCGAGACGAACATCCTCGAGGAACACCCGGTCGGTGGCGACGATGGTTCCAGACAAGTCCGACCCGCTGTAGATGATCGTGCGGGTCGTCTTGTTGATGACGGTGATCGACCTGCCCTCGGCCTCCGTTCCGGTCGTGCCGTTCCGCTTGGTGGCGAGGGTCGCGTCGAAGATGTCGATCCTCATGCCCTTCCGGAACCAGTTCATGTTGACTTCGGCTCCGAAAGTGATGCTGTTCGCGGCGTCGGACGCCACGTCGCCCAACTCGCCGTGCGAATCGTTGTAGCACTGACGATTCAGTAGCGCGAGCATGGAATTGGTCTTTTCGTTGACCTCCAGGTCCATCCCTTTGATGAACGCCAGCGCCTTCGTCCTCGACTGCGCGATCGCCGGTCCGGAAATCTGGATCGTCGCGTAGTGATACTTCGGCTGGATCGTCGCCTGAAGGGGTGACTCGGGGGTTGCCACGGGGAGGGTTTGGCCGTCCTTTCGGGATCCGACCGCGCCCCATCCCGCTTCGTCCAGGACGGGGAAGGTCCAGTATTTCCCCGCCGCCATCTCATCGGTCGATTTCTGAAACTCCGTGTAGAGAACCCGGGCCTTGTTCGCCTGAGCCTCCACCCGGTGCCCGTAGACCTCCTTGAAGACCTGGAGGATCTGCGCGGCTGTTGCGACTGCCATCGGAATGACCTCCTATCGATCCAGCCTTACGAGCTCAAGCCAAGTTGCCGGAGCCTCTCGGTCATCTCGGGGACGGCACTCCCGTCGTCGAGCGTCGCGGCTGGTCTGGATTCGCCTTTCAGTGGCACCGCGCTTCCCCCCTTGCCGGCGGCCGGGGGCGCGGGCAGTTTCGTCAGGCCTTTGATGCCGTCCTGACGTATCTTCTCTGCGCGCTGCTCGAGTCCCTTGTGGGAGTGTTCGAAAATGCGCTCGACGCTGGCTCGAAGTTCGTCCGGGTCCTCGATGTTGGGATCCTTGGCCACGATGTGATCATGGAGAAGTTCCCGCACGAGGGGATCCGTGACGTTGTGCTTCTTGCACAGGTCGGAGAAGGTGGATTCGAAGTTGTCCAGGGCGGAGTCAACCAGCGCTGCCTCCTGGACGGCCAATTCGCGTTCTTGGGCCTCGCGCCTCATGGCCGTGATTTCGGCCTGGTGCCGGGCCCGCTCCAAGCGGAAGGCCTTCGCTACCGCTTCCGGAACCTCCGGGTCGTTGAGCAGGGCTTCGACGGGGTCATCCTCGCCGGCACGGCGCGCGTCCGGGGATAGCCGTTTCGCTTCCTGCTCAATGATCTGGCGATGGCGATCCAGGAGAGCCCGCTCCTCGGCCAGCCGCTCGCGCTCGCGGGCGAGATCCTGGGTCTTCCGCGTGTAGTCGTTCTGACGCATCCCATTCCGGATAGACGCATCGACCTCTTCCTCGGTGTATTCGACCCCTCGAATCGTGTAGACCTTCTGAGTCTCCCCCTCTGGCGGCTTCTCGTCACCCACTTTCGCGGCCTCGGGCAATTTGCCCTCAGGAGGCTTTTCCTCGACGATAGGCTTCTGCTCGGGCGGGCTCTGCTCCGGGGGGGGGTTCTGCTCCGTCCCTGCCGGCGGAGCCTGGACCTCATCCCCGAACTGAATGCCGGAATTGGCCAACGCCTTGTCGACCTCGTCGCTGCCTGGGGCCTCCCAGGGCTTCAGCGCTGCTTCGCCTTCGCCTGCGACACTCTCGGGAAAGAATTTCCTCATGGTCCGTCTCCCGCCCTTGTTCGTCCCGGCCATCCGGGAACGAGTGGGCTTTCAGTGGCCGCGCTTGCGGCGCTTGCGGTGCTCGATCGCGTCCGACAACTTGCTCTTGCGCTTCGGCAGGGACGACACCCCGTGCTGTCCCCGGATGAATTCGCAGGCCTGCGCTTGGCTCATCCCCGTCATCTTCGTTGCCTTGCCAGCGCACCGTGCGCCCATCAGCCCGAATTCTGCCTGACTCTCGGCAGGCATCAGCGATACACCCCGCCGCGAGTCATGTGGGACCCTGGCGTCGCCACCCGTCGAAGCCGCGGGTTGGCCGCCACGGCCGCCGGGCCCGCCTTCTGCCGCCCTGCTCCGAGCACGGCGCCTGGATTACGGATGCCTGGTTGTCTGGCGATGCGCGCACTCGCGCCGGCGAACCCGGGGTGCGCCTCCCTGCTCCTGCGGTAACTCATGGCCTGACTGAGTCGCATCAGTATTTCTCCCCCTCCGCCTTCTCCTCGGCGGCTGTGCCGGTTCCCTTCCCGTGCAAGGTCGCGGCTTTTCGGATCTCCAGCGAGTAGGACGCCGGATCCTCGTTATGCTGGTCCATGCCGATGACCTTGGCGGTGATCTCGATGCGGCAAGTGTCCCCGACCTCCTTGCCCCTCAGCGGCGGAAACTGTTCGGTGGTCAGGTGGAGCGTCGGGTAGGTCTTCTTGTCCTTCGCCACCATGACGGGCATGGACTCCTTGTAGCTTCGGCCCAGGTCGTGCAGTTTCATGCGACGGCCTCCTGCTCTGGCGGCACGGCCCTTCCGGCCGGCGCGGTGAATGAAGATGGCGGTCCTCCGGGTCCTGCCGCAGAACCCCCTACGACTGGCGTAGGAGCTGCTGTCTCCTGCTGTAGGCGCGCGAGTTTGCTGATGCCGTCCTGCGTCTGCGAGATGTGCAGCTCGAAGAGGATCCTCACTTCCTGCGGAAGATCCGGGTAGCCCGGCCGCAGCGTCACCCGCCGATGGATCGGCATGTGGATGGTCGGGTTCTCCAGAGGTCGCGGCGTAACCGGAATGCCCTTGGCCATCTGCTGATTTTCCCACTCGGCCAGGATGACATCGGCGGACTCGTTGTCCTTGAACTCGCCCGCGCTGAAGACGTCGCGCACCACGCGCCGATTCTCGGGAAGGGAAATGTCGATCATCCCGGCACCCAACATCGCCTGGATTCCCTGTTTCTTGGTGGCCTGAGTCCAGAGCACGGTCGAGGAACTCTCCATCTCGATTTGCGGATCGCTCGGCGCGTCGAGGTTGGTGAATTCGCGCACGTCGCCGATACCATCCTCGTCACGGATGAAGAACTGCTTGCCCTTCGCCCAAGCTCCGCTGAGACCGACCATGAAGAGTCGCGTCTCCTCCATGCACTTGATCTCGCGGCGCATTTCCTTGATGGGCGGCTCGAACCGACCGGAGGCTCGCTCCGACAGCAGGTCCAACGACACGCCAGCAGTCACCCCGGTCGGGTTCTCTCCCCGGAGGACATCGTTGAACCCTGAGATCCGGTCCATGTGCTGCACCGTGACCTCGAACTCCTTCCAGAAATCCGGCGTCATGGGGACGCCCTGCTGACGCTCGGGTTTCGCCCCTCTGAGCTTCGGCCCTGGCTTCCACTTGAACACGGCTCCCGGCTTTGAAGAGCCCTCGTCGTCGAATTTGCAGCCGTCCGGGACGAGCCACTGAGCATTCCCCATCGTTTTCCGGTTGAGGGACGCTTGCGTGAACATACCGTTCATCCGGCGCTGTGGCGCGATGAGGTTCCGCACCAAACCGAACCGCCAGAGGCACCCGGGCGCGAGACTCCATCCATACCAGTGAATGTTCCTGAAGGCCTTTCCGTCGCCGTTCACAAAGGGATATCTGCCGTAGTGCAGCGTCTTCCCGCCGGCGCGCACGAGGAGCTCGCCCTCGGGGTAATTGCGCGATGGCAGCCGCCAGAATGTTTTTCGGATCGCGCTGTTCTCGAGGCGCGTATCGGCCACGGCGGAGGTGAGGGCGTAATTCTGGCCGGACTGCGAGAACCGCGTCACCAGATCCATGAGCTTGTGTTGATACTGGTAGGAGGCCCACAGCTCCTTGTCCGCCGCGACCCCCTTGACTGCATCGGTGCCGAACTCATCCGCAAGGACATCCAAGTCAACCGCCTCGTGGTGCATCCAGTAACGCATGTCCCATGGACTCTTGGCGTATGGATCCGGGACGATTGTCATGGGATTCACGGGTTCGGTCGAGACCTCGGTCAGCGGGACGGTCTTCTCGATCGCTCCGCTCGGGTCGTCCATCATGCGCGGCTCACCCGTCAACTCGTTCATCATCGGAACCCCCGTGTCGGGGTCGATGACCGGGATGCGCCTGGGAATCTGGAAAAGCGGCTTGTTGACCGCGTCGAGATTCGTCAGGTAGATCCCGTTCCCGGTGAACACGCACCATGAGTTCCCGATGCGGAGCTTTTGCTCCATCAGATCGTCATCCCACAACTGCTTCCGGATATGCTCCGCCGTCTTGGCCTTCTGATAGTCGACCGACGACACGCCCTCGGGGATGACGTGCCCGACGACGTTAGACTTGTTGAGGTAGGAGACCGCACGCTCGGCGTAGTCGATGATGAGATTCGAGATCTCGCGGGGGACGTGGCTGCGCTCCGGGCGGGCGATGAAACGCGACAGGCGCGCGTTGTAGTCGGCGTAGTGCTCGCCCAGCACGAACATGATTTCCTGATACCACTGGACAAATACCGGGATGAGCGTGCCCTGCGCGTTCTGGTAGAGCTTCTCGACGAACTCCCGGCACTTCTTCTCCTCGGGCGAGATCTCGTCATCGTTCAGCCCGAGAGCCGCGCCAGCGCGCCGCATCAAGTCCATTCCTTGCTCGAGAACGGTCATTGCCTTCCTTCAGCCCGGAGAGTCCCGCTGGCCGGCGGGTCAGCCCGGAGGGGTTACGCTACGTCGGAAAGTCCGGGCGGACCTCGCCGCCCTTGTGTCTGATGTCCAACTCACGCTGCGCGAGTTCGGTCTCTTGCCAATCAGCAGCGTTCTGCTCTGACTGCTGCCGCTCGTCAGCTTCCGGCTCTGTCTGCACGACGCTCCGATATTCGGATGCCTCGACCACCTGCGGCAGCGTGCCGGTCAACGCAGTGTAGCGGTCGGTCAGTTCGGTGACCATCTTCCACAGCCTGGCAATCTCGGCGTCCTTAGCGGAACAGGCCTTGCAGTCAAACATCGGTCGCCCCTGTCATTCCTTTGGGAATCCATCGACTGCCGACGAGATCCTTTCGGTTGGCAATGAGGAGGTCGATCACATTCTGCACGCCAGCACCAGGACGTTCCGTGTGGGCTTCCTCCAGGAATTGAAGCAGACGAGCAACATCTACGGCCTCATAAATGTGATGTCCAGGATCGTGCCGATAGGGCTTACCAGCTTCAAAGGCTGTGCGATAGTCCGAGTCGCTCCTCGGCTTTCTGAAGCTCCCTATCTTTCGGTGGACCAGGATCGTCTGGCTCCCACAGAACACACGCGCCCTTGCAGGCGGGGCAGTCCCGCTCCGGCAACTGCTCGGTCTTCCGCATATCGTAGTATGGCGGCGGTAGAGAACCGCATCCCTTGCAAACCGGGCAAACGTGTGCTTGGCTCAATGGATCACCCTCGCCCCTTCCGCCGCCTCGGTTCCCGGCACGCGCCCCTCGTGCACGTCCACCGCGCGTTCGGTCAGCTTCAGGATCCGCATCTTTGCCGCGCGGATCGCGCGCATCGCGTCGGGCCCACGACCCCCGACCTTGCGCTTCAGCAGGTTGAAGCCTTTCAGCTCCAACTTATTCATCGTGAACTTCTGCCGGGGGACGCGATTCCCAGGGAACACGGCGATGAAGGTGAAGGGGTCGTCGGTGGCCTCGACGTCGGTGCAGCGGTCCGGCGGGAAAACGATTGGCTCGCGACCAGGATTTTTCCCGCGCTTGTCGATGACCTTGATGGACTCAGACATAATCGTCCTTCGGGTGCTGATACCCCGCCCTCAGCCGCGCAACCGCCTTGTTGATGTGCTCACGCTGGAAACGCTTCTTCTGCTCCGCGTGAGTGTAGAGCCGTATCGTCTTCGGCTTCAGCTCCAACGCGCCCTCTGGCCGCGCCATGACCATGTAGCGCAGCATGTCGGGGCCGTGGTTGTCGACGTCGGCTTCCTGCTCCGGGGCGTTGCGATCCTCGAGCGAGCGCAGCCGGCGCCAGTGCAGCCCAGTCAGCTCGCGCCAGATGTTCGGGCAGCGACCGCGGAAGAACACCAGCGACCGCGTCTTGAGCCGTTGCTTGATGACGTCGCGCCCCGCTTTCACGTCATTCTCGCCGTGCGTCCACTCCTCGAGACCCGCCTCGGCGTACTGGTCGGCGACGGAGTAGAACTTCCCGGCGGTTTGCATGGTCTTCGAGAAGATCGACGGGTCCGCGACCCAGGTGACCTCTCGCGCCTTCGCCATCGACGGGAGGCGCTGCTTGATCTTCTCCGCGTGGTAGGAAATCAGCTTCCCCGCCTCGTAGTGCTCGTCGTATACGAAGATTCGACCGTCCGGGTCGATGGCAGCGAAACCCACGCAGGTCGGATTACGCAGGCCGTGGTCGAGCGAGATCACCCGTGGCCAGAAGGCTGGAATCGCGAAAGGTTCGCAGGTGTGAAGGCTCTCGCTCAACTCCGGGTAGACCTGGCCCTCGAAGACCTCATGGGAACCGTGGACGTAGCGAGCAACCCATTCCGCCCCATTGTCCCGCTCGAGGCGCTCGTAGTAGCCCGGAGGCAGATTGGCGGAATTCTCGAAGGGCCGCGGAGTGAACATCCAGGCTTCCGGAAGACGGTCGGGACTGTCTGGGTGATGGTACTTCCACGGCCAGGAATGTCCCCCTGGGTTACCTCCCATCATGCCGTAGGGATTCTTGACTTGGGGAACATCTCGCCCGAGACGGGCATTGAGCATCCTCCAGACGAGCTCGGGCACTGACGGCGATAGGTCGTCCCCGTTCACCTCGTCGATTGCATACCAGCCCAATCCCATCGAGGAGTAAGTTCCAGGCTCGTCAAAGTGAGCCGTCCACATGGTGGAAGGCCTGTCTGGATCCACCGACCGCAAGACCCAGCCATCCCCTCCGGGCAACTCACGCTCGACCAACTCCGGGGGCATGACGCGCTCGAGAGTTCGCTGAGTTGTCCGGCTGAAGTCCCGGTAGGTGTAACGCCCGATGACGCCCTGATTGCCCGGAACGAGCACCGACAGGCCGATGGCGCATCGACACAGGATCTCGCTCTTGCCGGATCCCATCGGACCGATATAGGCCTTGTTGCGGTAGGTTGAAGAAGCGAATGCGGCTTGGGTGGGAAGAAGCGTCACGTCCGAGTTCAGACGCAACACAGCGGAACGGTTAAGGCTTGAGACCGAGACCGGCGCCAGCATCGAGAATGACCCGCACAGGAGAGTCAGGCACACCAGCGAGAGGCTGAGGAACTTTCCCCCACTTGCGGTCAGCGAGATAGCGTGCCGTAGCGCCGTCAGGAGGGTCCTGAATCGTGACAACAGCACCACGGCCGTTGAGGACCTCGCGCTTGGTGCCCTTGGCGATGGTGAGGAGAAGGTCGAGCAGTTCGGCGTCTCCGAGTTTCTGCTCGAGAAGTCGGCGGAAATGGATCGTGCGCTTGTTTTTGCTACCACGCTTCCTTCCGCGTCCGGCTGCGGGGGGGCGTCTGTTCACTAAATCAAAACCTCACTTCGTTGAGATTGGCACGATTACTTCCCGGTGTCAAGAGGCATGATCCTCGTAGCAGAGTTCTCCCGCTCTTCTCTTCCCACCATACCCCTACCCCTTTCCCCCCTTCTCTTCTCTCCCAGTTCCCTGAATTTCTCCCAGGGCGGTGACCGTGAGTTCGACCCTAGCGGGAGTGCCGTAACGCTTCCCGACGTTGCCCTCGACGACCTGCGAGTCGTCACGCCACACCAGCCCGGTGAGGGCGTCCTCGACGCTGCGGAGGAGTTTCCCTCGGTCGGGGCGAGTGGTCGGGTAGGCGGGCGCCGAAGCCCTGACGAAACCCTGGGAGTTGTGATGACTCCTGGGTCTGGCCCGGAAGAACAGGGCATCGAGAGCGACTGGTCCATCGAGAATCGGCCCCTGCATCGCGACGCCGACGGCTTGGGTTACGGTGCGTTTCCACTCGTCCGCTTTCGGGTTCGCGTCCACGACGATGTTCTTTCCGGTAGGAACCCAGGCACCATTTTCCTTCCGGCGGACCGCGAAACTCCGCTTGCTGCCGGCAGGCTGTGCTTCGCCGTAGACGACGAATTTGAGGATCACTCTCCCTCTCCGGGTTCCCGCATCTGGCCCTGGAAGGCGCGAATCTGTGCGACTACTAGTTCGCGCCGGCGGATCTTTTCACGGAACGCCTTGGAAAACTCTCTCCAGCCTTCCTCCGAGTCCTTTCGCTTGCCCTTCTCGCCCTTCGGGGCCACGACATCAAGCCACATCGCGGCTTCCCACTTGAGGCCACGATGGCATCTCTGGCAACCGAGAACTCGCTCGACTTCTCGGCGATAGAGTCTCGCCCATTCCTGCACGATGACAAATCCCTTGTCCAGGCATTCCGGACAGTCATAGCGGGCCTCAGGATCCTGGCCCTTGAACTCCGGAACCATCTCGGCCGTGGCTTTGGAGAAGCGTGTCACGGATGGACGGAACTCCTCGGGCGTGCGATCAAGCAGCTCAGCCATGTGCTCAACCGCTTCCTTGCCGAACTTGGAGAACTCAGCGGCGATTTCCGCAACTGACTTCACTTCAGCACCTCCCCTCGGGCTTCGCGTTGAGCGATCTCTTCACGGGTTTTCCGCAATTCCTCATCAGCCCGGGACAGCGAAGCCTGAGAGTATTCTCCGACCGGGTGTAGGTCCAGCCAGCGTTCGCGCTTTAACCACTTCGCTGGGTAGGGGATGAACTTCCCATCGTCCTTTTCCCAATCCTCGGAATCCACGTCGGCACGAAGAGCTCGTAGGATTGTCTCCAAGTCCGCCTTCTTGCGAGCGGCCCTGAAGGCGACCTCTGCGGTGGGTTTTTCTTTCCGCCTGTTCCTGGGGTAGAGGGACCAGAAGGACTGAAACCCGTCGCGGGTCTCGGCGACGGATAAGGGTTTAGGTTCTGGTTCTGGTTCTGGTTCTGGTTCTGGATGAGGCACACCCTGCGCCACAGGCTGACGGACAGCCTGCTCGAAGGCTGTGCCCCAGGCTGTGCCACAGCCTGCCATCCAGGCTCTAAGTCTTACATATGCCTTGAGTTTCAGTTGGCACTCTGGGATCTCGTCCCAACGTGTTCCCCATGATTTGACGACGCTGGGTGATTCTGGCGGGTCGTATTTGATGACGTTCGGAACCCATACAACTCGGGCCTCCCAATCAGCCTCCGCTAGACCTGCGGCACAGACTGTCCTCCAGGCTGCCCGACACCCTGAAATTGACCAGCCCAGAGCTTCGGCAAGACCAGCTTCGCCGAGAATCGAAAGCCCCGGTAGATTGGTGGTATGGGGTCCGGTGAAGAGGTAGTGGAAGAGGGTCTGTCCGTTCGGTTGGGGCTTGCTCAGTCTGCGGAATTTCTCGTCGCCATACATCCGTGGATCGGTCTTGCGGTAGCGTCCCATCGTGCCTCCCGTCAGCGAGGAGGTAAAACCCGGGGCCTCCCTGGGCTGACCCGCCGCGAAGCGGCCAGATCGGCCCCGACTCGAGGCAATCGCCCAGAGCAATCGCATTCTTTCACTGCCGCGGTGCTGGCGTCAAGGCTTTCTTGATCCTTTTCCACCACGTCTCGGGCTCTACCCATCTCGTCACGCCTTCCAGGCCTCTCTCCACCACTTTGTCCGCGTTGACGTGACGGAGGCAACCCCTGGCTACAATTGCGATCGACGGACGACGCGCAGGAAAGTAAAGAACCGGATGCGACTTCACAAAGCTAATCCTTTCTTGGCACGGTACCTTCTTCTGGCCCCTATCCGTGAACATTCGGAACAACGGCGACGACGGTTGGATTTGCTTACATAAAACCCGACGATTTCTATTGAATGATCTCGCCTGCAACGCTTTCCAAGACGATTATGAAGAGTCCCATGTTCGCTGACGGTTACAGGAATGAGGTGCCGAGGGTTGTAGCATCTCTTGTTCTCGCACATATGGTGAAGCTGCAAGGTCCTCGGAATCTCGCCATTAATCGCCTCCCAAGTCTGTCGGTAGACCCTATAAGTTTTTCCTTGCCAGCCCATCACCGGGTAACCGCTGCTATCAGCTGCGCCAGTCCAAATCCAACAGTTCTCTGCGGCCGTATTCAAGAGAATAGTTCTCCCTGCGCCTGTACTTCACAATACGGGTCAATGTAGGGGTGGGAATGCACAGTCTGACCGCAATGGACAAGGATCGGATGCTGGTTCTTCACCGTGAAGCCGAACACCCACGACATGGCGGACCACCAATCAGTCATCCAGCACTCGTGGACGCGGGGGGAACCGTGGCAGTCGCAGAGAGGACGGTGCCTAATCGTCACCGCTTCCGCCTCTCCTCGGCCAGAGCAGCCTCCACCGCCGCCCTGCGATCGGCCAGGACGCGGTGGGCTACTTGAACAGCCTCTGTGAGTGGCGGCTGCGAGTCGTCCCTTCCTTCATCAAACCATGTTGCCTCTATTTCTCTCGCGCACTCCTCCACCTCCTCCGATAGCGGCGCGGGCGGCTCATGTGCGCAGCGGGGATCGCGGTAGGGATGCGAACGTTTCGTCCCGCATCGGACACATCTATTATCTATTAGGTTGGCCGTGAACGTTGGGCAGCAATCGCAATTCTGCGCGTGCCACCAATCCTGGATGGCGTCGAATAAATCTTCAAGCTCCTGCCGTTTTCGCCCGTAGATTCGATTGTCCGCCATCCACTGAGCCAGCGCCCTCCGCTTCGCCTCGGTCATGGCTTCTCCGTTTGAGCTGCTTCTATCCGCTCCTGAACGGCCCTACGGAAAACATCCAGGGCTTCCATCGTGGATGGTTCCAGCGCGATCTTGTGGACCGGGTCTTGTGCTCTGGTATCGAGCCAGATTTGATAACCGTCGAACGAGGCGTAGATACCATCACCGAGGTAAGTATCTGGAATCAGCTTCATCCTACCCTCCCAGCCGCCGGTGGCTTGCCCGCGGCTCAGTTTGTGCAGGCGGGGCCGAGATCTCGTCCACGTCCGTGTGTTCTGTAGCGTCTTGATTCGGCCGCCCGCCTGCGTCTCCTCGCATCCTGGGGCCGGATTCCCCACCCGGCTCCCTGCCTAACTGATTTAGAGTTGCGGCAGCAATCAGTAGGCACAACCCCGGCGCTGCCGCGCCGCCCAGGATGCTTCTCCTAGGCCGCCCCGGGAGTCGGATTTGAACCGACGCCTGGACGGCATCTCCTACTTGATCGCCTTTACCTTGCACGCCATGCAGCTCCCACACGCGCCTCCGCACCCTGCCACGCTTCCACCCTTGCCCGGCGTGCCAATCCAGATCGTGTTGGTGCAGACGCAGGTCATGGTCGTGTCCTCAACGGCGTCCCCAGGAGACGCGATTCGGAGACTGACGGCCTTTGACGCCAGATCAGGCCTTCCGGCATTCTGCGCGATCAGCGTGACGGCGTTGTAAACGGAGATGGTGAACTCGTCGCGCTTCTGAGGATCTGGGCGATGGAACGGCACGAGGACCTGGCCGATCTGCGCGTCTCCTTCCATGAGCGTTACGCAGTAGCCCAGGCCGTGACCGTCCAGGCCATTCATCGGCAGAGGCGCGCCGCGGTCTGCCGTTGGGGTGGGATGGCCATCCGCCTTCTGAGCGGGCGGGATGAACGCGACCGCGAGCGCGAACACGAGCCAGAGAAGTAGATGTGGGACGAGCCGTTTCATGTTCTGCTTCATGGGATCCTCTCAGTGCGGCCTTAGCCGCATCCGATCGTTCAGGCAGCCTTCTCCCCCAGGGGATCGATGAGGTGGTCAAGTAAACGCAAGGCCGAGGATTGCAGCGAGTTGACGGTGGGCTGAAGTTTCTTCTTGGCGGCGTCCCTGGCGTCGTCCCAGGCGGTGGCCCAGGCGTCGTCCCAGGCGGTGGCCCAGGCGGCGTCCCTGGCGGCGTCCCAGGCGGCGTTCCAGGCGGCGTCCCTGGCGGCGGCCCAGGCGGCGTCCCTGGCGGCGGCCCTGGCGGCGTCCCTGGCGGCGGC